GCCATCAGTCCTCATCCCAAGGTAATAGATCATGAACACCTTGTTCTGCTAAAAGTACTCTATTTTTCCAATGTTCATCTTTAACATCGTCTTTGTTTTGACCAGTATAACCTACAGCATATCCATTTTCACATAACCACTTATTTACGTTAGTCCATCCATTGAAATCATGTCCATCTTCTGTACAGTTAATCCAAATCTCACCTAATACTCTACCGAACTTTCCTCGGCTATCTGACTCTGGACATCTACATTGTATCTCAATATCATCTCTATCTGATAATATTGCCCAATGTACCCACGATGTTAATGCTTTTTTGGATAGTTTACCATAGATTTTTTCGTTCTTGTGTCTTGTTCTAGATTCTGGTGTATCTATTCCTAGTAAACGAATTCTATTACATATTCGTACATCAAAACCCAAATCAAAAATCGCATCGATAGTATCCCCATCGACAATCTTTTCTACAGCGGTTATATTGTAGATATATTCGCAAGGTTCTTCGTTGATATATTCAGCCATTATCTTCTACCTTCCCATCGAAATTTCCATTCATCACTCTCAAGAGTAACTTTAACTCTACCCAGATCTACCGTGTCTGGATAAAAATATTGATAACCTATTCCACCATAAGTGGGGTCAATTGGATTGGGTTCTCCCCTATCTACTCGACCTTTTAAATCTATTAAATCGTGTGTTCTCAGATATTCTTCGTATTTAGTTCTTTCGTATGGAGCTAGTTCATATCTTGCGACTTCTGTTCTGTATCCGCCTTTATAAGTAGACATATTTTTAATTGACCCCATTTTAATGTGTTTGGTGGGGACCACAAATTTGCAGTCCCCAGAACTTTTTACTTCTTCTCTACGAATTCATACAACTCAGATGCCTTCTTCTTAATATCCTCAATGGAATAAGAATCGGGCTGAAGTTCACTCCATAACTTCATGTTTGCTTCACCTTGTTCTTGTGCAAGTGACCATGCATTTGTCACATAATCTTGGTTGCGTTGAGCTTGGTCTTGGAGATAACCTTGTGCCATCTCTAATAGTTTGAATCGTAGTTCAAATGGATTAGACATATTGTCCTTTCTCTGTGTGTGTTATTGTGTGTAGTGGGGGAATTCTTCTGTTCCCAAGCGACCCCCCGGAGGACAACCCTCTAACTCGGCTATATGGTTACGCAGCGAGTGCGTAAGCATATGCGGGACTATAATCGGAATTGTTTGCGATTAAGTTTAATTTGATGTTGGTCATCGCCCTATTTTGTTCTCTCTGTTACTCTCATTCACAATCGAAATCCTTTTCACCCCCATCAAATGAGCACAAAATCTAGACTCCAGATTAACACTAGCGTAATAATAAAAATAATTATAGCTATAGTAACTTCTTTAACGTCCATCTGATGCTCGTTTGGTGGAGGTGCCGAGAATCGAACTCGGGTCTTGCTAAACTACCCTACAGGTCATCAAACAAAATTCTTTATTATTTTTTCTATTTGTCTTTATAAATTAATAGTATCATTATTATTTATCTCATATAACTCTTTAGCTTTCCAAATTATATGTGTCCAGTCATCCCTTTTTTCTACAAATAATTGAGGATGTTCATTCTCTACAGCAACGATTATCACTATTTGGGGAACTTCTATTCCTGTACGTTCCTCATAAGCCGATGCATAAAACGAGCATTGTGCAAAATAATTCTCACACCATTCCTTCTTTTTAATTTTATTACTCGTCTTGTAATCTACGATAGACAAAACCCCATCAAATTCCGCTACTAGGTCTGTTCTTCCAGCTAGGCGATATTGATCAGAATATAATGCTAACTCAACTCCGTGAATGTTATCGACTCTTTCAAAGAACGGTTCAATCGTTTTGAATAGTTCAACAATGTGGGGCGTTTCTCCATTAAGGAATTTTTCTTCGTTTTGGATATAGGATTCACAGACAGAATGTAAGCTTGTTCCTCTGCGGGAAGCCTTACCGGAGATTTTATTTGCTTCCTTTTCTCCAACACGCTCTCTCCACTTCTGTATATCAGCTTTGGACAACTCGCTAAGTACGGTTGTAATTGATGGATATACGTTGTCATTGGGAGTAACATAAGTTCGTTTTCCGTTAATGGTTTCAGACCTCATACCAAAGCTAAACTCTGGTCTTTCGGCAAGGTGTGTAAATGTTTTTGTTCTCATAATGTATTGCCTGGGATGTTTCTTTTCATATCTTTTATTTTATCACTATACCATCCAGGTTCTTTGTTGTTAGTAGAGTGTCTAGTCTTTATATTATCATAAGCAAATCCTGGGGCGACAATCATTTGACGTACATCCCCGTCATTACATTCCATACATCTACCCTCTGGAACTTTTCTTTGTGCTATGGGTAATTGCTCTTCAAATGTATTATCACATTTGTCACAAGAATAATTATATGTTGGCATCTTCTAATATCCAAGCTGGAGGTTGTCGCATATTCTCTACCAATCCACCCCAAGTTGCACTATTCTTTGTTGACCAATCCATATAATATCTCCTATATGATTCAATAGTATTTTGGAAATCGTCTTCCAATCCGCGAACCAAAAATTCTTCTGGAACAAATGGGGGCGGTGCAGTAAGTTCACCTTTTGTAATATTTTCTGGGGTATGACTTAATTTATTATATAAGTTTGTCCAATCTTCATGCATTTCATTATATCGAAAATAATATTCTTTGTGCAACCAAAACCACAAATTATGCATCCACATGTAATTAGCATCATTCGATTTAACCCAAGCGGCTGTCAATGGAATACCTTCAAGACTTCCAATCATATAATCGGGATCTAATTCTTCTAGGTGTGGAACGATTTGTCCTTTTGGGTCTAACAAATGATGTGCAGTAGATAACAATTTTGTATATATTGGAATCATATCCTTCACATGCTCATCACAATGCGCGAATGCACTCATTCTTGGGTCTTGATCTAAAAATAATATATTCATCCTATCTTTGAACTTTCATCTTATATAATTTCGTTCCACACCAGATGTATAATCTGTGTCGGTTATGGCTTCCGCAATTTCTTTATTTTTCTCTTTCATCTTATTACGAAACTTTTCCTCGGCCTCAATTTCATCAGGACTGCTATCACTCTCTGCCAATATTTCTTGCCACGTTTTCTTTGGTTTCGATTTCTTTGGAGAGTTGTTACTTCCTTTATTTTCTAATATCACAATACGATTAAAATAAGTAACCTTGCAACTATCGTATCTACTCATCTCATGTCGAGCTGGGGTTGCATCCATTAAGAAACAATCATTCACTTCAAGTGGACTTTCCATGATCCCAGGTTTTGTTTTGTAGTTGTAGAAGTATCCCTTGTTACCTTTCGGGTCAACCACTTTAAAAATTATGTAATCATCTTTTTGAATTTTGTCTGCCAGTTTAACAAAGAGTTTTCCTCTTTTTCCCTGAGTTCCAATATAACCAAGATGGCTTAAATTTTCTTTAGGTGGAGATTTCTCTTCTTTAATAACATTGTTCACTAGAGAAGCAAGAAATCCTAACTGGTAGTTCCAGATTTTTTCCTTGAGTCTCCATCCAGCAACCGTCTTCTTAGAAGTGACATCGCGACAATTTATAAAAAACTCAGAGTCAGAATTACTTGAATTTAATTCTTTCTCAATCTTCTTCATGACCTCATTGATGCGATCATTTCGAATCGCCCCAGGCGCTTCACATTCTCTCAACTCTTGTTCAACTACAAGAGAAGTACACTCACTACCGAATTTCGACTTGGGTTTGTAACCGCCGGATTTAATCGACTCATCAAGTTTGTGTACCGCAGTAGACAAATAAAATTCTTTCTTCATATTATTCACTCAGTGATTCGGAAGCTCTTCGTACTAACTCATCTTCATTCTTGGCAAATGAATATCCTGCCGAAAACGATTCTGTCATCATCTCTTCAATCCTATCTATTAGTGAAGATGATCTTACAAAATGTTCTAGTAATACACTTCGAATCTCATCTCTATCAAACTTTCCTTCTCTCATAAAATTCTCCTATTAGGGGGTTTTCTCAATTACACTTATAGTATACCACAACTGCCCCCTAATGTCAAGAGTTTATAGTCTAAAAATTAAACCCTCTTGTTCTATAAAAAATATGTTCATCTATTTTCGCAGTTACTTTCTTTTGTCTTGCCCATCGCGGTGTATCAATATATCTTGCATGATAATGAGTAGCACCATCTGTTATGTCTGGTAAATCGTCTTGTCTCAGAATTACATATTTGGCCAAGTCCTGTGCATCAGTCCATAACCTTCCTTCCCTGGGGTCATCTCCTTTGCCGTCACAATACCAACTAAATTGGCACTGATCCCTTTTGGGAAATCCACTTGCATGATGTTTCCCCTCATAAACTACATCACAAATTGTATTGGGATATTTGTTTGACTTAACACGATTCAATGTTACTTGTGCTACAGCTAATCTTCCAGCAGTGCTTTCCACTGCGGCTTCAAAGAATATATTTTTGGCCATGCACATAACATCATCTACGTTTAAAAAAATATTTCCTACTGCTAATTTCTCTGCTATTTGATACAATCCATTATAACTTGTGTTTGATGGATGAATATAAAAATGATCAATACCTGGTTCTGATGAACCACCTGTGAAGGTGCCACCAATAGATACTGAAGCAAGAAATAGAGCAAGAAATAAAATAAATTTCCTCATGTTCCTCTTCTATTTTGGGTTTACCGTTCCTTAGATTTTAGCCCGAGTTCTTTTTGGACTTTTCATGTATCTATCGGCTGAACCCATACTCGAACTTTGGATATATTCTCCAATATTAAAATCCGATTCCCAAATATCAGTTCCAAGAGGTCCACGAAATTTCTTCATGTCCTTATCATATCCCAAAGTTATTACAAAATTTAATGGGTCGGTAAGTCTAGCCGTAACAGAACGGGGTATATCTTCGTTTTGGTCATAATCTATTTGCCTGATTTCAGCATGTTTTGCTGTTTCATTTCCATCAGAATCTATACGTTTAAATTTAACTATTCTATTTTCAAACTTATCTACATTTATCATTTATGGTAATATTTCCGGAAAAGTTGTTTTTACTAATTTATATGTTAAACCTCTATAGTTCAACTTTTTATCTTTAATTTGTATTACTAAATCTGCCTCTTTAGGATGTAAACTTTCTAACATCTGAATAAACAATTGCTCTCTTCGTAATTGAGTAAGTCCGTCATGACCCCCTTCAATGTATAAGTAAAATTTTCTAATATTGGGATATAGATATGTGGGATTGTACTCGTCCGGTGAACCTATCGTTTTATACGGAGGTTTACCCGGGGGAAGAGCAAATTTAATATCTGGATGAAAGGCATATTTTAATATTTCCTTTAGTGGATTTGATTCGTTTTCTAGCAGAACCTTCTTACGGGCTTCGATAGAATTTGATGCGGCTACTTCTTCAAATATGAGTGGTATACTCCGTGCCATAAACTAAAACTCCGATAAATTCTCAGTTAAATTTTTTAATCTATGATTTACAAAGTATGTGAGTAAGCGCTTCCGATTACCAACTTTAGCGTTTTCAAATTGATTAATTATATTTATGCGGATTGACTCGGGCACTTCGCCTAAATCAATTAACTGTTTGTTTCTATTATAGTTTCTTAACATTTCTTCTGTGCAATATGTCTCTGGGTCTAGTTCATACCAAGCATCAACCTTCTTCTGAGTAATTGGTTTTTGGCGTCTACCCTCATCAATAAACACATTATCATCTGACATAATATTAGGAATCCCATCTCCCGCATCACCCTTTATGATCTTCTCATGGAGTGAATGTTCGGCCGATTGAGAGTCTACATATTTCTTCTGTATCGGTGAATATTGTCTAACATTAAATCCTTGAAGTTGTACAAAATCTTTATCACTCGACAATATCAATGTCCTCTCTTTTGTTAGATCCACTAAAGTAGCTATAATATCATCAGCTTCCGCTCCCTCTACTTGTATTACTTTGTAGGGGAACCAATTACGTAATTCTTCTTTCAATTGATTTAAACAAGTATATAGGTCTTGCCAATTAATACCGGATGACTTTTTAACTTTCTTTCTGGAAGCTTTGTAATTAGGAAAAACTTCTTTTCTCCAAGTATGTCGGTCATCACAACATAACACCAATTCACCATATTCGTTTACAAATTTAATTCGATATATTCGTAATGTATTTAATACCGCAGACCTAATAACGTCCATATCAGTAGATGCGTGTTTCGCAGCTGTCATATAAGAACCAATAACAATCTGCGAAAAATCAACTAGTTGTGCCATCTTCCGTTTCTTTTTCTTCTTCTTCTTCTTCGACTGGAATTTCCTCGACTGGAATTTCTTGTTCTATAGCATGGAGAAATTGTTGCCATTGGCCACTACGTAAACTCCAATTATAAAACATATCAAAATAATTTTGTTGTATCTTCAATAAATTTTGCACATCTTCGTCCCAGAAATGCTCGATCGCCCGCGAGAGGATGTGTCCGTGTACTTGTGCGTGTCTTGTAGGATCTGGTTCCCAACCGTACATCCAGGGGAAATTAGCACCTGTTTCTGGTAAAGCTCCAAGATTAGGTACAACACATAAACAACCCGCACTACATGCTTCAATCATAGTGAGACAACTGGTTTCTTCATAGATACTAGGATACGCCATGATATGTTGAGTTTTCAACATTTCACGTACTTCATCATTAGTAATAGTGCCATAATAATTAACACCATCCATCTCTCTCGCACGTTTATAAATGTGACGAAATTGTTCATCCATATGCTTGCGATCATATATTTCAAAACTGGAATAGATGTTCAGTTCTGCATTCTTTCCAGTTCCAAGAGTATTCCTCATAAAATCCCAAGAATTCAAAAGAATCTCTAGTCCCCGGTGAGGGGTAGAGAAATAACAAACATTTATTTTATCATCTTCTTTCGGTTTTTCGTGAATAGGAATAGGATGGATAGCATTTTGAATTACGATGCCTTGGTCATAAGGAAGTCCTAGATATACTGAAAATTGATATTGTTGCCAATGACTAACAAAAACAATTCGTTCATATTTGCTCCAATTCTCTTTCTCTTTTAGATGTTGAACTTCCGGGTCATTGGCTAAATCATGGACCCAAAGAATACGTTGTTTCTGTTCAAGATTTCTAACTCTTGTGCTGATAAACTGGAACTTCTCATGCAATCCTGGTTCCCTCTTTTCCATTTCTTCAAAGAGCCATTTCCTCATCAACTCTGTTCCACCTATAGCTTTATCTGATATAGCTTCTAGTGGTGCACCACCATCATTTTCAAAATCAATCTCAAATTTTACATCGCTATCTGGATTGATTATTTTTAATTTATCGTTTTTAGTTTGTCGTTTGGATTTGCCCTGAGTATTGGGACTTTCTGCAGACGAAGCCGAAAAAACTTCAGCTTCCGGTTGAACCGCTTTTACCATAATTCTCCACAAGTTTTATATTAATATTAATCAACTATTATATATATGGATACCGCAGGAGAGCTTGGTTATCGCTTTCGTAGTGAGAGAATAGCTTCTAATGTACCTAGCTATAAATCTAGGTGGAGAGTCGAAGCTCTACGATTACCCCTGCGGTATCTTTAATTCTATCTCTTTATTATATCATATAATTACGATTTGTCAAGACCTCTCATAATCAAATAATCAAAATTGGTACTAGTATGTCGATTTAATTGAATCACACAATCCTAATTTTTTTGCTTCTTTAGCAGAAAGCCAAACATCGTGCGGAGGTAAAAGATATTTTCTAATCTTCTCTTCTGTTAAACCTGTACATTTTCTGTAGTGATTAACCATTCTTTCTGTAGTTAAATCATACTCTTTTACCACGGCAAATAATTCATGTTCTTTTCCATATGTTCCCCATGAATATTGATGAGATAATATTGAAGTGTTCGGTGTGAGAATACGTTTACCCTTTTCTCCTGAAATGAACATCAATAACCCACAAGATGCAATCATTCCCATGCCGATAGTACGTATTGGTATCTTTGAACCTTTCATCACATCTACTAAAGCAAAGCATGCATTCAGATCACCGCCAGGAGAACATATCCCCAGGGTCAGTTCTTTCTTTCTTTTGTGTTTATTATAATTTTCAGCAATGATCCAATCTATTAATGGTTTCATTGTTTCCATCGTTACCTCGCCCATGAATACGTGCTGTCCACGATTGAATAATTCAGTACTAGAGCTTTCTGGTGAGGGTGCTTGGTGGGTTGACGCCTCATCCAAACTATCATTATCTGTCATAAATTCCTTTTATAAATTTGAAGTAAAACGTTTATCTGTCAATGCAGATAATTTAGTCGTTGAACGGTGGCGTTTGATCATTTCTATCGATTCACCTTTCAATTCCATTTCTTTAGTCCATACCGTTTTGATATCTGGATACCAAAATCCAACAGAACGTTTTGGAGTACCATCGGGGTTGTACGCCATCGCAATTACTTTCGGCACTACCCTGTGTTCCTCATTCGCTCCAGAGAATGTTCCAATCCAATCACCAGTTTTCAAATAGAATTCACAGTATCGAATGTATGCCTTTTTAGAATCTGCGAGATTTGATGCAGATTGTCTTTCTTTTGGTAAGGCACTCGTATTTCTTGCCTGTTGGCCAAGAGCTGAAACTTGAAGTTTGTTTTCCTTAATCCATTCCTTAACATTTTTAAAAGAATATGTATCATCATCTGGAAGAGCAAGAACTGATTTAGCAATATTCTTATACTCAGCCGGTTTCTTCTTCGCTCTCATCTCGGCGAGGCGTGTTCGCAATTTCTCTTTGTGTTCCTCAGAGAGTTTACGTTTCTTCTTTAGTGGTTTTATTTTTTCTCTAGCCATTATTTTTCTCATTAAAATTTGCGTTCTCATTAAAAAGATCTTCATCATCATGAATCATAGTTTCAAAAACTTTCCACAATTTTTTACATCTTGTTTCATGTAATTCACTTAGTCCAATCAAGACATTTCCAATTTCATCTTCGGTCATTGGACCTTTTGGGTCATCAAGAATTCTTTCTGTTACAGCATCCAAATCATCTCTTGTTTGCCATACATTCATAATTTCTTCTTCTAAATTCATTCTATCATATTTTTGTGTCATAAGTCAATTCTCATTAATGTTATCTGGTGGGCCGGGATGGATTTGAACCACCACAGTCATAGACGGCGGGTTTACAGCCCGTTGAGCTCACCATTGCACGGCCGACCCATTTAACCTTGTTACTTTTTTCATATGAATACATAACCTTAACATTTCTAGTTGTTCTTTGATGGTTAATCTTCTACCATTCCTCTGCAACTCTAATAGTTTATCGTTTATTCTTAACATTTTATTTCCCCAGCCTGGTCGGCGTGAAAGGATTTGAACCTCCGAAACCTCTCGCTCCCAAAGCGAGCGCTCTACCAGACTGAGCTACACGCCGAGATATTTAATGAACTATTCCCCTTTGGGTGGTTGATGGAAGGGAATCGAACCCTCAACCTTTTGGACCACAACCAAATGCTCTA